GTTGATCCCAACCCAGACAACATAAACATTTACGGCGACGTAGACCTTTCGCCACCAAAGAACCTTGGCGGTGCATACGATCTAAGCAACGCGGAATACGTTAAGCAGTTCGACGAATACAGCGACCAGCAGATGATCGACAAGCTAGACGCGATGGGTGTAGAGGTGCTACAGCGTGAGGACGGAAGCCTTTATGTAAATCCCGAGCAGGACGTTGACAAGGCTGTCTTGAACAATATGAAGGGGTACTTAGACGCTCGCAATCAGGAAACCTATCTGCTTCTTAATCAGGTAGATCACGGTGGCGGTATGGTGGAGTACAAGGACCAGCCCTATACAGTCGGCATCACCGACGAGGGTCAGCACTACATCATCAAGACAGACGAGTCAGGCGCCTCTGGCTACGTGGCTATCAGCGAAGACGACTACGCCATTTTGGCTGACATGCAAGACAACGAGAACTACTTAGGCATAGATGAGTACGTCGGGACCAACGGCATCGGCAGTACGGGCACGAGCTTTGGAGAGTACAACCCTGACGGGACAATGGTGGGCGACCTAAATGGAGACGGCACCATCTCCTCCAACGAGATACAGGGCGGCTCCTCTGATGTTACGGAGGGTAATGGTTGGCTTGTTCTGGACGAAGGCGCAAGCGACAGCGCCGTGCAAGTTGACGATTTCGTAAAGGACGATTCGGACCCAGTAGAGCCCGTTACTGAGCCAGTCGATCCAAACAATGAAAGCGGCGGAGGCGGCTCCAAGGACGCAGTCACTGGCGAAACTGGCGACTCTGGCAGTACAGACCCAGTAGAAGGTCAAAACGACACCGGCGCGTCTACGACAACCCCCACAACCAGCTCCGACTACACGGCCGAGATGATACAGGCTGTGGCATCCGCTATTGGCAAGACTGTCGCGGAAGTGGTGGACAGAATGGACGGCGGCGAAACGCCTGAGGAAATTGCTGCTAATCCTGACGGGGCGAACAACGACACCGCCCCTATCAAGGACAGCGATGGCAATATAGCCACAAACACGGGCGGCAACACCAATACCAATACGAACACCAATACGAACACCAATACCAACACGAACACCAATACCAACACCAATACGAACACCAACACCAATACGAACACCGGCGGTGGTAACACAACGACAGGTGGGGGCGCTGACGGCACCGATGGCACAGACAGCGGCGGAGCTAGCACTAACAGCACAGAAAGCACCGACAACAGTGGCAAGACGCTAGAGGATATTCGGAACGCACACCTTAACGGCGGGGTCGTTGTTGGTGGCGGTGCTACCGGTGCTGCCGGCGATGGTGGGGCTGGGGGCACTGGAACTGGCACTGACGGAGGCGGAGCTAGTGGCGGCAGCAATACCGGAGGTGGCAGCGGGGCTGGCAATCAGGGCGGCGGTGGCGGATCTGCCAATAATGGCGGTGGCGATGGTCAGGGCAATGGCAGTGGCAATGGCCAAGGCGACGGCAACGGTGACGGTCAGGGCCCCGGCTCTGGTGGCGGTTTAGGTGGTGGCGCAGGGATGCTCGGCGGCTCTGGCGATAACAGCCGACCCGAATGGGGGCCGCTTTTCCCGGCCCCGCAGTTTGATAGCTTTCAGAAACGCCGCACCGATGTGTATCAATCTCTATTTAAGGACCTGATGGCATGACATATTTGCAATTGGTAAACGGCGTTCTCTCACGACTTAGGGAGCCACTGACAACCTCCGTTCTTCGCAAGGAGGACCCAGTGGTCAATCTGGTTAAGGACTTCGTCAACGACGCCAAGCGTCAGGTTGAATCAGCCAACAGGTGGAACGCCACCCGCGAGGCTTGGATCGTAAACACAAAGCTAGGCCAGCCGTCCTACGTCCTGCCCGACTCATGTGGCGGCAGCGTCAAGGAAGTCTTCTTCGATAAGCGGCCACTGCGACAGTATGACGTTGCGGGGATCATACCCGTGACGAACACCGGCAGACCTATCGGCTGGGCTATCGACGGCACAGACGAGTCCGGCAACCTGTCTATAAGGCTGGGGCCTATACCAGACGGCGAGATGACCGTGGAGGTACTCGGCTGGAGGGCGTTACCCGACATGAAGGAGGACGGCGACATGCTGCGACTACCTGATCAGCCCGTACTTTATTACGCGCTGGCCCTAGCGGCTAGGGAGCGTGGCGAGGTTGGCGGGCAGACTGCCACAGAGCTCATGGGCATGGCGCAACAGTTTATCCGTGATGCAGCCGCACTAGACGCCACGCTGTCACCAACCGAGCAGACCTGGGCGGTAGTCTAATGGCGCAACCTACTCAGCAGTTCACGTTAAGGGGGCAGGGCTTCCAAGGCTTAAACACGGAGATGAACCCCATCGGTTCTGACCCAACCTTCGCTCTGGTCGCCGACAACATTGTCGTTGACCGTGTTGGCCGTATGACCTCCCGCCAAGCGTTTAGCAAGTACGTCACCGGATTCTGGCCTACGGCGGACTCAATGCGCCACGAGACAATAAACGTGTCCGCGCACTACACGCCTAGGCAAGACGGGCGAGGCTTTAAGCCAAACCCCCTTTGTACGGTCACTAGCTTCTTTACCGGCGGAAACAGCCAGATCGACGGTGACGGATGGGGCGACACCCTTTTTGGTACTGGGGAGTTTAATAACAAGGATTTCGGAACGTCGGACTACGGCAGCACCCAGTTGGCCTATGTCAACGACGGCCAGATTAAGCTGTGTAGCATCCCGCGTGACGGCAGCATCAGCGAGGACGGTCTTAGGACTTCGCTTTACGTTCACTTTAAAGACGACGTATACGTGTTCTCTAAGGGCAACCCGCCACTAAAGTACGACGGCAGCGGCGGCTACTCCAAGCTGTCTGATATGCCAACCTATCAGCCACCAACTGCCTCAGACGGCAGTGACATGACGGCTACGGGTGAGCTCAACGGTGACGTTGCAATCTCTGCCTACGGACGCCTGTGGGTGTCTGGGGTGGACGGCGACTACCAGACCATCCACTACTCCAGCCTTCTGCGCGAGGACCTGTGGTACGACGGCCAGGGCGTAGCGACTGACGGACAGAACACCGGCGGGCTTATCAACGTCTCCGAGTACTGGCCGGTAGGATTTGACGAGATCGTCAACATACACGCCCACAACGGCTTCCTGATCGTTTTCGGGCGTCGGTCCATGATCATCTACGCTAACGCGGACAGCGGAGATCCAGCAGGCGAGAACGGCATCCAGCTACAAGACGGAATTTCTAACGTGGGGCTGGTTGAGCGGGACGCTATTTGTAACATCGGCACTGACGTTATGTTCTGCGACGATACCGGCGTCCGTAGCTTTGGCAGGACGATACAGGAGAAGTCGAACCCAATCGGCGAGGCGTCAATGAACGTCAAGCGCGCCATCACCGACATGATCATCAGTGAGGGCAATAGCGATGCGTACGTCAGGGGTATACGTATGACGTATATCCCGTCAAGCGCCCTGTTTGTCTGCCTGTTCACCTCCAGCAAAATAGCCTACGCATTCAGCACGGAGCGCCCATCCAGCACCGGTGGGCTAAAGGTTACGAGGTGGACTGATTGCTACTGGAACGCCGCCTGCTTTGTTGAGGACGGCGAGATTGGAACCACTCTAATGGGCGGCGACCTAGATAAAGGCATCCTTAAATATGAGGGCTACAACGGATATGAGAATTTTAAAATGGAGTTTGAGAGCATGGCCCTGTCTACTGGGTCGGTCATACAGAACACGATACCAAAGTCTATTGTTTACCTCCTGCGTGCGGACGCTGTCCCAGCGGACGCTAAGGCTAAGTGGGGTTTCGGTAGCTACTGCGATTACACAACGGACTTTAGGATTACACCCGTGGGCACTAGCGAGTGGGGTGTGGTCAACTTTGGCGAGGATGAGTATGTTGGCGGGAGGCCGAGCGTGATTACTAAGAAGATTAACACCACAGGCGCGGGCGAGCATCTCCGCGTGGGGCTTGAGATAACTATAGACCGATGTCCCTACGCACTCCAGGAAGTAGCAATTAATGCGGCAGTCGGGAGGTTGGTAGCATGAGCAGATACGAGCAGGGTTTTCAACCTCTGACACCTATGGGCGAACCCCCGATGGGACTCTCATCAAGCGCAGTCATGCCCGATGATTATGGCAGCCCCTTAATTCAAGCCGGCGGACTTCCCGGCGGCGGATCTGTCGGCGGACCTATGGGTGGCCCCATGATTCACGCTGGCGGGCTTCCCGGTGGGACTGGCCCCACAGGCCCTAGTAGCTCCAGCAGTGGGTTCTGGTCTGACACCCTTGGCGGGTTTGGCGATTGGGTGGGCAACAACGGCAACGCGCTAGCGCAGATTGGCAGCATCGCCGGGGTACTGAACAATGCCAGCGACATCCGCAACATGGGCCACGAGCAACAGCAGTGGCTACAGGAGCAGGGCAACGCTCTGAATCAGGGGTCGCAGTTCAACGGCTACGGCGTAACGAGCGGGCTGGGTAGCTCTACGATTGGCACCGATGGGTCAGTCACCCTAGGCGTAGGCCAAGATGAGGACATGAGTGGGTACGGCAACAACATGCTCGCCAATGGGCAAAACGCAATGAACCTCGCCGCTGGGCTAAATCACGGCCAAGGCTCCGTGAACTGGGCTGGCATGGGGCAGAACGCGGCGGGAATGGCCAACTCCATGGGTGTCAACTCAGGCCAGTATGGCGCGAACAGTCAGGCCCTTTATGACAAGGCTTCTAGCATGAATGCGTCTACGGGGCCTTTTGGTGACAATAGTCAGGCTCTATACGACAGGGCCTCAGGCATGAATGCGTCAACGGGGCCTTTTGGTGACAATAGCGCAGAGCTTTACAGGCAGGCGCTAAACACCAACGCGTCTACGGGGCCCTATGGCGCAAACAGCCTAGACGCCTACCAGCGCGGTATGGGCCTAGAGGCAGACAATGGTGCCTTTGGTCGGGGCGCAGAGCAGGCAATGCAGTCGGCATTAGCCGATCCCACCAAGCGACAGGAAGAGATCTTCGGTCAGCTCATGGGTATGCAGCAACCCGGACTAGACGCCGCACAGGCCCAACAGCAGGCTCGTGAGCACGCCATGGGGCGCGGTGGGGTCATGGGTAGCCAGTTCGGCGGAACGGCAGAGGACGCCGCTATGGCGAAGGCTAGGGCGCAGGCTTCCAACGAGGCCGCGCTGGGTGCTATGAAGCAGGCAGACGCCGAGCGTGGGATGCTTGGCCAGATGGCCGCGCAGTTTGGTCAGGTTGGAAATCAGAACTACGCCAACAAGCAAAGCACTGCCGACAGCTACCTCAACACCGCAGCACAGCAGGGCCAGCTAGGAAATACCAACTTTGCTAACGAGCAGAGCGTAAAAGATAGCCTGCTAAATGCCTCGTCTCAGCAGGGTCAGCTTGGCATTCAGAACTACGCAAACGAGCAGAACACTATCGACTCGCTTTATAACGCCTCGTCCCAGCAGGGCCAGCTTGGTATTCAAAACTATGCCAATGAGCAGAACACTATTGACTCACTGTATAACGCCTCATCCCAGCAGGGTCAGCTAGGTAATCAGCAATACCAGAACATGGCCAACTATCAGAACAATCTGGCGTCTCAGGCGGCTCAGTATGGCCAGCTAGGAAATAACGCCATTAACGCTAACGCCAACTACGGCAACATGCTGAACAGCGTGGGTAGCTCTATGGGTCAGCTTGGCCTAGACGCGAATCAGCAGTCTTATCTGCCGATGGAAATGCAGATGAAGCTGCTAGAGCAGGGCCGGCTAAATGCAGACATGTCGCAGACCGGTCAGCTAACGGGCCAAGACTACCTCGCCAATATGTTGCTTGGTGGCTCAAACGCCAACATCAACGCGCAGAAGGTATCAAGCGAGCTACAGGGCAATTTGTACGACTCAATTCTGGACAACCTCGGCGGCGCTGGCGGGACGGACGGCTCAAGCGTGAGCGGATTGGGTGGCCTACTTTCCAGCCTTGGCGGCGGGATGGACGGCCTAATGGGGCTCTTTGGATTTGGAGGTGATGAGTAATGGCTAGTTCTCAGGCAGGAAACCTCACTGGGCTACTGTCCAGCATAGGGGACACCATCGGTAGCATGGGTGGCCCTGGTAACGCCCTGATCGATAACGTCAGGACGCTCAACGCGCCTAAGCTGGATCAGAACGATCCGGCCAGTATGCGTGCCTACGCTGACTGGGCGATGCGTAACGGTGACCGTCAGACGGCACAGCAGTACCAGCTCGCGGCTGGGAAGATGGAGCAGGAGCAGGGCGCCCGTAAGGCGGGCGTTGACATGCAGCAGATGGGCGAGACGCTGAGAGAGCAACAGAGGAGGCGTGAAGCGGCACTTTTGAACGTCTCGGGAGACGCGCAGGAGGAGGCCCGTATAAAAGAGCAGTTTGATAATGCTCAAGAGGTGCTCGTGGGCCGAATGAATGATCTGTCAGGCCAGTACGGACTGGAGACTACCGGCACGGGGGCGCTCCAGATGGAGGAGCAGAGAAGCAGCGCCCTTGAGGCTCTCCGTGCAGAGGAACAAACAGCATCGGCAGATGACAAGCCCCGAATAAGGGCAGCCATCGCTGGTGTCTCATCTGGGGCGATCTCTCCGGCTGATGCGCTGGCGTCTATAGAGGGAAGGGGCGACGTTACCAACCAGTGGAGGACCGCGCAGCGATATGCGGATGACTACAATTCCAAAAATGGTTTTGGGCCGGATGACGAAGGGTTTATGTCTGACTCTGAAGCGTTCGACATCTCAACCAAGAACCACGCGGGCCGTAAGGGTGAAATAGCGGACGCCATAGGCTGGTCAGAGGTTGATAGGGACCAGCTAAAGGCTTCCGTGTCGGATTATGAGCAGGGAATCCTAGACATAGAGAGCGCAGAATACGCCCTAGAAGATATTGATTCCGCCATGAGCATGATCTCCGGCCCCAATAAGACGGTGAGGACAGGGGCTATTGCTGGTCGCATCCAGAACCTACTGGGTATTGGTGGGAGTGACTACGGACAAATTCAAGGGATGGGCACAAAGGCAGCGATAGAGGCCTTGGCAGGATTCAAGGGCGCAACGTCTGATTTTGAGTTCAGCAAGGCAGAGCTTTCCTCTTTTGCTGACGTTCTGAAGAGTGAAGAGGTAAACATAGGCACCCTAGAGGTTGTCAGGACAGCAATCGAGAGGGAGGTGGAGAAGTCTAGGCGGGCGGTGCAACGTGGCTACGATGGCATTTATAGCAACTCGGGAAGCGAGACCCAGGCAAGGAGAATCACCGGTAGAATGGGTGCGGTCCCCGGCTTTGTGGATCAGCAGGGTGGCGAAAGCAGCATAGACCCCGGTCCTGACGGCGTCAGTGTTTCTAATACCAATACCAATGGCGGCGCAGTCACCTTTAATGATGCTTGGGAGGACTGATGGAGCTTAATAGCGAGAAAGAGATCGCGTTCGTCAAGGACGCAAAGCGTCGCGGCAAGACCAAGGAAGAGACAATGGCGAAGCTCGCCAACCTCCGTGCGTCTGGTTACTTTAGGAAGGACGGTGAGAAGCCCGCAGAGAAGAAGGAGGAGAAGCCAGTCGAGGAAAAGCCAGAGATGAGCACTGGCAGATCCTTCCTGACAGGCGCTCAGAAGTTTCTCGACGGTGCTACCTTTGGCCTTGGTGATGAAATATGGTCGGGCGCTGAGTCGCTATTTGATGACAAGTCATACGACGAGCACCTAGCCGAGAACCGAGCAGACGAGGATCAGTACGCTAAGGAGCATCCGGCGTGGAACCTTGCCAGCGAGCTGATTGGTGGACTTGCCACGGGTGGTCTGGGAGTGACTAAGGTGGCCGGGGCCAAGGCGCTGCCGTTCATAGCGCCTAGCGGAGCTAAGGGCGCCGTCGGCAAGGCACTAGCCAATGTTGGCCTCGGTGCTGGTGGCTCTGCTGGGCACCTATTCGGAGAGGGAGAGGGGTCGTTTGAGGAGAGAGGTAGGAACGTCACAGATAACCTAGGCACTGTGGCCGCTGGCGCGGCCCTGCCTGCTGCATTGTCTGGGGTTGGCAAGGTCGCCTCCAAGGGCGTACAGCGAATGAACCGGCCAGAGGTGCAGAGACTGCGGGAGAAGGGCGTACAGCCCACTGTGGGGCAGACGTTAGGAGGTAGCTTTAACAGGCTTGAGGAGGCCGCTCAGGCCGTCCCGTTCTTGGGTGTCCGTAAGGCTAGAGAGAGGGCTCAGGGTGAGTGGCGAAAGTCGTTTTTTGACGACGCGCTCGCACCTCTGGGCAAGAAGGTAGACGATGCCGATCCGCAGCAGATGATGATTCAGGCACAGAGGGCGGTGGACGATGCTTACGACTCGGCAAGAGCCCTAATGCCAGACGGGATAGTGGTTAACAACGGCTTCCGTGAGTCACTTGGAGCCATTAAGACCAAGGTCGCAGATGGTGGTTATGGTCTAAACGGCGACGAGCTGAGAGACTTCAATAGGGTGTGGAAGAATATGCAGCCACTGTTTGCCAATAAAGGGAAGGTCAGTCAGAAGGATCTACAAAAGATCGATCAGGCCCTAAGCAGCACGGCGGGAAAGTCAAATGCAAGCAAGGAGCTAAAGCAGGCCGTGGGTGATCTACGGGCGACTTTTAGCGATTACGTGGGCAGTAAAAACTCGGCATACAAGGAGGCATACGGCAAGGCGCAGGAGAGCTTTATGGGGCTTGCTAGGTTGCGAGACGCTGCCGCCAAAGACGCTGAGGGCGCGTTTACTCCGGGTCAGGCCGTAACGGCTACGAGGAAGCAGGACAAGAGTGCGTCCAAGGGCACTACGGGTGAGGGGTATTTGCAGCGTGAGGCGCAGGATGCTCGGAGGGTGCTTGGAGACAAGGTCAGAGATTCGGGAACTGCTGAGAACCTGATCGCAGCCGGGGGCGGTGGTAGCGGCATTGTCGGGCTGCTGACCGGCGCCGTGAGCCCGTTGACTGCTGCGGCGGGCGCTGGGGTCATTGGTGCGGGTAGGCTGGGCTCTGGGAGGGGCGCACAGAAAACTATCGTTGATGCGCTAATGGGGACGGGTAAGGTAACCGATATGGTAGGCCAGCGGGGTGGCGCTTTGGGGATGCTGTCGCCGATCTTGGCAGAGCAGGAGGAGTAATGTTCCCGAAGGTTTTCCCGAAAAAAGGGCTAGTCGGCCGGCCTTCGTCCTTGAAAGCCTTGTAGATATTGGCTCCGCCTGCTGGGCTCGAACCAGCGACCCACTGATTAACAGCCGGAGGGTCGTGGCTCTGAGAGCTAATACCTGTGCCGATTTCACCCCGAAACCTTCGGGAAAGATTAAAAAGTTTACCACCATTCTATGCACGTTTGCGGGGTTTGTTCCCGAGATTAAGAGGCCAGCAAATCAACTTGCTCTGGGGTTGATTCCGGCTCATTAAACAACCGAGGCTGATTTACTGCGTCCTGTATGCGTTGGCAAGCAATGTCAAAGTACTCAGGGTCTTTTTCGATACCGATAAACTTGCGACCAAGGTTTACGCAAGCAACGCCAGTTGTGCCGCTCCCCATGAAAGGGTCTGCAATCAGCTCGGAGTCAGGCAAAAAACTCAAGCACCACTCCATAAGCGATATTGGCTTCTGCGTCGGATGAACCTTTCCTCCATCCATATTCATGGGGCGTAGCACAAACCTCCTCGCAACCATGTCCAAGTTAGTCCATGCCATCTCAAAATCGGCAAAATCTCGCCCGGCATTGTTTTTATCCCAGACGAGCGGTGCTCTTGTTGGCGGCAAATCAAAATAATTACCGCCCCATATAATGCTTGGAACATCAGGGAGAAAAGATAAATCGGGAGCCTCGTCGTCCCAGCTTTTGCCGCCCATCCCCCTAGATACGGCCAGCCTGTTAGATTTTGTGATGTTAATTCCATAAGGCGGATCAGTCACCACTGCGTCTACCTCGCCTAGTGCTGGCAATATGTCCATGCAATCGCCCATATATAAGGTACAGTTTCCAATTTGCTCAAAATTCCCTTTCAATGCCTGCTCCCTAGCGGGTCGCAGGCACCTCCTGCAACTTCCGCACGTATGTCTTTCGCATGACCGGGGATCGGTGCCCGGAATGGTTGGTGTTGTGGTCTGAAATGCCCTTGGCCTTGAGGTCGTGGAAGGCAAAAACCTCGATGCCCTCCTTACGCATGGCCGCCTGTAGGCGTCTCCACGCGCTCCTGAAGGCGCTCTGGCTGTACCTATGCACCACGTAGTCTCCGCCCCTAACGTCGCTCACAGCGGCTCTGAGGCGCTCTGAGAGCACTGTAAGCTCCCCTTCAGACCCCTTTAGGCGTATCAGCCGGACATGGGTGTCGGAAACGTCCGAAACACGTAAATTTTGCACCTCCGAGAGCCTCGCACGCAGCAGGTAGGCCAGCTCCATCATCTGGGATATAGGTGGGGGCGCCATCCGTAGCACCCTCTCGTACTCGTCATCCGTAACGTATCGCTCTCTCGGCTGCTCCCGGTTGAGCTTCACACCTATGCAGGGGTTGTCAGGCACCTCATGGCGCTCCAGGACCCAGTTCCATGCAGACTTCAGCACTGCAATGTGCCGGTTCGCTGCAACAGGGCTCGGATACGTGTCTAGATAGCTCCGTATCGAACGCTTATCCACTTGGTCTAGCCTGACACTGCCAAACCTATCGTTGCCCACAGGGGCTCCTGTGAGCTTCTCGATGGCGCTGGCGTATTCCTTCTGGGACTTGGGAGACAGCTCCCCGAACCTGTCACTATCCTTGTACAGGTCGAGGAGCCACCCAACAGTCTGCCTGTCGTCCCCAATCGCCTCCTCATACGCACGCCAGACCTCCGACATGGGGGCGTCAGGTGGTGCGAGGTTGATTGTTTTGCCCCACTTCGTCTTGCCGTGGACACGGCCTAGGTAGGGCTTGAGACGATATCCGTACTTATC